GCGGGGCTGGCGGAGCAGCCGCTGGCGGGGCTGTTCGGGGAGGCGGAGCGGTCCGACGCGGCGGTGCAGGCGCTGATCGCCAAGACGCCTAATTTGGGTACCTTGGCGAAAAATTATATGAACCTCGAGCGGATGTTGGGCGGGAAACTCGAGGGCTACGTGCAGGTGCCGAAGGAGGGCGCGCCGCAGGAGACGGTGGCGGCCTACCACCGGGCGATCGGGGTGCCGGAGAAGCCGGAGGGCTACACGCTGCCGCAGATGCCGGCGGGGGTGGAAGTGGACGAGGGGCGGGCGGGCGCGTTCCGAACGGCGGCGCACCAGATCGGGCTATCGGACAAGCAATTTCAGGCGCTGGTGGAGTGGGACGCGCAGTTGACCGCGGCGCGCCAGGCGGAGTACCAGAAGCAGTTCCAGCAAGTGTATCCCGACGACGCGGCCTTGCAGGCGGCGGTGGCCAAGGGGCAGGCGGTGCTGGCGAGGATCGGCCAAAAGCGGCCGGACCTGCGGGACGCGGCGCAGGCGTTTCTCGGGCATGACGTGGTGTTCACGCAGTTGATGGCCGAGTTGGCCGGATTTTTTGGAGAGGACCAGACTCCGGGTTCGGCACAGAAGGCGGGAACGTCGGCGGATGTGCAGGCGCGGATCGAGTTTCTGAAAGCCGAGATGCGCAAACCAGATCTGCCGGACCGCACGCGGCAGCAGTATTTGACGGAGTTGGCGGGGCTGCTCTACAAGACGTAGGTAGAGGGTGAGCGATAGGTTTTCCCTCACCCTGGCCCTCTCCCAGAGGGAGAGGGGGAAGTTACTTGGGCAGACACCTAGGTCCGCCCCTACAAAGCCAAACTGGGGCAGGGCGCCCAGGGGGACGCGGCCGATGAGGGAACCGCGGACCTGAAACGCCTACCCGGGGAATCCATGGGATTGGGATCCGGGGGAATCGTGGTGGACCACGCGCCGCGGCGGCGTAAGCCGGGAAGCCCGAGAGGGGAACTTCCGCCAAGATCGGTCAGGACAAATCAATACAGAGGTAAACAATCATGGCGGACAACAACATTCTTAAATTCATGGACGTGGACGCCAACAAGATCCCCGAGGCGTTCAAATCGGTATACGCGGAGAATCTGGAGCTCGGCTACCAGAGCGACGGCAACAAGCTATTGCCGACGGTGACGCAGATCCCGAGCGAAAAAGCGCGTGGAGAAAAATTGATCTACGATTACCTGGATCCCTGGGACTTGGACGAGATCACGGACCGCAACGCGGACACGGTGTACAGCGACGCGGCCATGAAGCGCCGCGAAGTGGGCTGGGCGGTGTTCGGCAAAGCGATACCGATCGATGAGACAGACGCGATCGCGCTGCTACTCGATCCGCAGTGGGCGGTGCTGCAAAACCACAAGTACGCGGTGGGGCGCCGGATCGACAAGTCGATCGGAGCGGCGCTGTTCGCGACGGTGGTCACCGGCCACAAGAGTGACGGTACGGCGGTATGGGGCGCGGGCAATTCGGAATGCACGATCATCGCGCACAACAGCCAGGGATTAACCAAGGAAAAAATCCTGGCGGCCAAAAAGGCGTTGGAAGCGAACGATATCGATCTGGGCGATCCGCGCAACATGCCGACGTTGCTGTGCCACAGCAACGACGCCAACGCGCTGCTCGAGGATTCGGAATTGAAGTCCATCGACTATATGCGCGACAAGGCATACGTCACCGGCAAGATCCAGGAGTTGTATAACGTGCGGCTGCAGGTGGCCAATCACGCGGTGCCGGCGGCGACGGGCTACCGGCGCTGCGGGCTATACGTGAAGAGCGCGGTGGCCTGCGGGATCCCGAAGCCGGCCAAGACCTACGTGGTGCAGAATGCACAGAAATGGCACCGGTGGGAGATCAGCGTCAAGGTGGCGATCGGCGCGCTGCGGCTGTATGAGAAGGGCGTGGTGGAGATCCAGACCATCGATCCGCCGGCGGGCAGCCTGAAGAAGGCGTCGTAATTCGGAGCGAAAGGAATGGGGCGGACACCTAGGTCCGCCACTACAAAAATAAAGGAGAAAATATCATGAAGTGGAGAAAACGATACGAGCCCTGGGTGGGCCTGGCGGTGGTGCTGTTCGTGGCGCTGGCGTTGGTGGCGTCGGCGCAGGACGTGGCCACGTGGCAATCGATCACGTATGACAGCAACGGGTACATGAACCCGGTGTATTGGGAGCAGAACGCCGATGTGATTTCGGCGCGGTATTTGATCCCGAGCGCGAGCACGGGGACGGTGTTGACAGTGCCCTTGAATGCGCAACCGTACAAATACCTGGTGTATCAGTTGGCGCCGGACGCCATGAACCAGGACCAGGCGCCCACAGCGACGAATGCGCCTAAGGCGGCGCTACTGGGTAGCGCCTATATCGACAATGCAACATACCAGTTCCAGGCGGTGGCACGGACGATTACGGGTGCGACCACGGTACCGGTGGCGAGCAGCTTGTTTTATGAGATGCAGCAGGTCGAGTTAGGCGGGCTGCCCTGGGTGGCGTTCAAGATCACAGGCAACACAGTGACATCGGAGTTGTTCGTGACGATGAAGCGGTAAACGACGATGGTGGGGGCGTACCCAGGCTTCATTTCGTGGTTGAGAGGGGAATCTGGTACGCCTCCACCACCTACACCTAGAGGAGATCATGAGCGCGGCGCAGGTAATTGATTTGTGCAACGCGGTACTTGTCATCCTGGAAAAGGAGACGCTGGCGGCGTCGGCGGACTTGGCGGCGCCGGCGACGCCGGATGAGCGGGTGTTCGCGGCGCGGTTGGATAATCTGCTTAGGGCGCTGGCGGCGGAGCACGCCTGGAAGTGCCTCCGCAAGCGGGCGGCGTTGACGGAGGACACATCCAATCCGCCGGCGTTCGGATTCGATCGGAAATATCCCTATCCGAACTCGGTGGCGCGGATCTGCTCGGTGGGTTTGGACGGGCTATGGGAGCATGGCGCCGAGGCGTATGTCGACGAGGACCACGCCATCCTGACCGATGCCACGACGGTGGAGGTCATCTATACCTGGTATCCCTGGCGGGCGGACTACGCCACGGCGGAGTTGTGGGACGCGGCGATCGGGGCGTATATCGACGACTGGCACGCGCCCTACCGGCAGTATGCGGAGATGTACGTGGCGTACCATCTCTGCAAGGCGTTGGGGGGTACCAACGCCATGCGCGAGACGCTGGAGCGGGAGCGGGAGCGGGCCCGGATCCGGGCGCTGGCGTACGACCGGGCCAACGAGATTCAGGGGTCGATTTACAGCGGGGAATTAATCCAGGAGAGATTCTCATGAAGCGGGGCGGCGTGTGGCGGAAGTGGCATTGCCGGGCGTGCGGGGCGCCGGTGCGGTATGGGCGGATTTATTGCCCGTCATGCGATGACGAGGTGTATATCGATGAGACCATCCTGGCGCCGCAGGTGACGGAGACATTGTGCACGCGGCGCGTGGCCGGCGAGCCGCGGCTGCGGGACGCGCGGCCGGGGCGGCTGCGGGGAGAGGAGTAAATGGCGGGAACCGGCGCGCGGCCGTTTCAGACGGCGTTCACGAGCGGGTACTGGTCGCCGGCGTTGCGCGGGCGGGTGGACCTGGAGGGCTACGCCTACGCGCTGGCGGAGGCGTCCAACGTGATCGTGCGGCGCACGGGAGGCGTGAGCCGTCGCGCGGGGACGGAGTTCTGCGGGTTCGCGCGGCAGGCGGCGCTGCACACGGAGCGGCTGATCCCGTTCCAGTATTCGCGGGATCCGCGGCAAAGCTACATGATCGAGGCGGGGGAGCGGTTTTTGCGGTTTTATTGGGGCCAGGACCGGGGTCTGATCCAAGTCAATGCGGTGAGCCATCCGGTGTATTTCCCCAACGAGGAGCCTGGCGTAGGGCTGGATGATTTGACGGCCAGCGGCACGTATACGGGATCCGGACCGGCAATCTATAAGGTGGTGATCGCGGCGGCGGGTACGCCAGACACGTTTGATTGGTATAGGAACGGTGATCTGCAGGCGGAGGATGTGTTGATCACCGGGGCGGCACAAGAGTTGGCGGATGGGATATCGATTGTCTTTGGGGAGACTACGGGGCATGAGGCCGGAGAATGGTGGGAATTCTACGCCGGCGCGCCGTATGAGGTGGCGACGCCGTATGAGGAGTCGGACTGCGCGGATCTTAGGGTGATCCAGAGGGCGGACACAGTCTATTTATTCCATTCCGAGTACATGCCGCGCAAGTTAACTCGGCATGATCATACCGATTGGCGGATGGAGGCTGTTGATTTTATCAATCCTTCCTGGCTGGGGAGAACGAGCGGGCTGCGGTGGAAACTGTACAGCACGACATCATATGTAACGCCCACCAAGCCCCAGAAATCCTATGAAATGGATTACAAGTTCGACGAAGGCGCGGGGGCGCGCTTGTTGGGCGAGGGGGTTTACGCGGGTGAAATAGCGTGGTGTACC